CTGACCGCGCTGGTGCTCGTCGCCGAAGGGCCACCGGGGCAGTGGAATGTCTGGCCGCATTTCTGGACACCCGCCGACACGCTGCGCGACCGGGCCACCCGCGACCGCCAGCCTTACGACCAGTGGGTGAAGCAAGGGCTGCTGACGGCCGTTCCCGGCGTGACGATCGACTATGCCTTCGTGGCGCAGCGCATCGCCGAGTTGAGCCGGCAATGCAAGATGAAGCAGATCCGCTTTGACCGGTGGCGGATCGAGGAATTGCGCGCGGCGCTGAAGGCGATCGGCGCCGCTGTTCCACTCGAGGAAGCCGGCCAGGGGTTCCGCGATATGGCGCCCGCGCTCGATGCGCTGGAGACGGTGGCGCTGCAAGGCCGGCTGCGGCACGGCATACACCCGGTACTGACGATGAACGCGGCGAACGCCATCGTCACCACCGATCCCGCCGGCAACCGCAAGCTCGACAAGTCAAAGGCCATCGGCCGTATCGACGGAATGGTGGCGCTGGCGATGGCTGTCGCCGCGGCAACCAGCAATGTCCGGCCCAACTTCAATGCCAAGGCGATGATCTTCTGATGAGCGAGCTTCGCATCAAGGCGCAGGCCGCGCCGCCACCGGGCGACAACCCGTTCGAGTTCATCATGTCGGACGATTCGGTCGACCGGATGGGGGATGTCATCGAGCAGGACGGGTGGCAGCTCGACAATTTTAAGAAAAATCCCATCGCGCTGTTCGGCCATAGCGCCGGCTTCCCCATCGGCAAATGGTCGAATGTCGCGGTCGAGGGCGGCCGGCTCAAGGGACGGTTGGACTTGATGCCGGCTGTCAGCGACCGCCTGCGGGAGATCCAGGCCGCGGTGGCGGCTGGCGTGCTGCGCGCCGTCTCGGTCGGGTTTCGGCCGATCGACAGCGAACCGCTGGAAGGCTCCAAGGACGGCGGCTACCGGTTTACCAAATCCGAATTGGTCGAGTGTTCGCTGGTCAGCGTGCCGGCGAACCCGAATGCCTTGTCCATTGCGAAAGCAATTGGACTCTCTCGCGATACGCAACGGCTGATCTTTGGCGAGTTTGCCGGGACGGATCAGACGCTGCGCCGCGAACTCACTGGCGAGCTTGCCACGACAGATCTTCAGACTCGAAAGCCCAAGGCTATGAACATCTCAGAAAGGATTGAAGCGTCCCAAACTGCGGTCAACCAGTTGCGGGACCAACTGACCCAGCATTTGAACCAGGCTGGGGATAATCTCGACGAACAGGCAATCGGGCGCTCGGAGGAACTCAACGCCGCGATCGACGGGGAACTCCGCCGGCTCGAAACGCTGCAACGCGCAGAGGCTTCGCTCGGCGGGACCTCACTTGCGCTGCAACCGATGCCTCTGGTGATGCCGGCGCGGACGCCGACGCACACACTACAGCCGTTGCCCGTTGCGCGGCCGTTCGCCATGCCGAAGCCGAAAACCGAACCCGGCGATTTGCTGATGAATGCGCTGATCGCCATGGGCACGAGCAACTACCAGAAACGATCGACCGATTCCGTCCTCTCCAGCTTTGGGTGGGACGACAATGTCGGCGTCCGCGCTTGCCTCGAATGGATGCAGCGCGCGGCGACGGCCCCGGCTCAGACAAACGTCCCTGGGTGGGCGCAAGAACTGGTGCGGACGCAATACTCCGACCTGTTGTCCGCCCTGTTGATCAAATCGATCTATCGGCCGCTCGTCGCTGAAGGTGTTCGCTATACGCTGGATCGTTACGGGCAAATATCGATCCCGGTTGAGCAGGTAACGCCGACGGTCGCGGGTTCGTTCGTCGCCGAGGGCGCGCCGATCCCCGTCCGGCAAGAGGGGTTTACCAGTATCCAAATCGGTCTGAAGAAAATGGCGGTGATCAGTTCGTTTACCCGCGAACTGTTCGAGCACTCATTGCCAAATATCGACACGCAACTGCGTGACAAGATGGGCCGCGACACGTCGGCTGCTGTTGACACCGTCCTCATCGACAACAACCCGGCCACAGCGATCCGGCCCGCGGGACTGCGCAACGGTGTTACCGGGCTGACGCCAACCACCGGCGGTGGGTTTAATGCGCTGGTCGGCGATATCAAGCAGCTGTTGAATGTGCTTATCGCGTCGAACAGCTTGCGCACGCCCGTTTGGATCATGAACCCGCAGCAAGCCAAGTCGATTTCGTTGACGCAAAGCCAGGCCGGCGTCGGGGTGTTTCCGTTCAAGGCGGAAATTGATCAGGGAATGCTGGTCGGCTACCCGGTCATCACGTCGATGACGGTTCCGGTGACGATGGTGATCCTCGTCGACGCCGCCGATTTTGCTTCGCTGACCGGCGATGATCCGCGCTTCGAGCTGAGCGACCAGGCGACCCTCCACATGGAGGACACGACGCCTCTCGCGATCGGCACGCCGGGTGCGCCGCCGACCGTCGCCGCGCCGGTCCGCTCGATGTTTCAAACCGACAGCATCGCGCTCCGCATGATCCTGCCAATGAACTGGATCATGCGCCGGGCCGGGTTGGTGGCTTGGGTGACCGGTGTCACTTGGTAACGCCGCGGCGTTTTGATTGGCGCAAGCCGGCTGACGATCTCGTTGGCCGGCTCGTCACCAAAGGAGGCAGGAATGGCAGACCCAAAGAGCGCGGACGTCGAGCTGACACCGACGCCGACGCAGGCGGAAATGGACGCGATGATCACCGGGCAAATGCACATCGACGACAAAGAGTCCGGCGTACCGAAAACCACGCCGGAACGCGCGCGACCCGCGCCGGAACCACAGGCGACGCGCCGTAGCAGCTAGTGGCGATCCTCTCAAGGGCGCGCGATCTCGTTTCGCGCGTCTTTTCTCCGCCGGTCGCAAAACAAGACGGGTTCTGGCTGCCGCTCGGCGGCGGCTGGTTGCCCGGAAATTCGCCATGGAACTTCTGGCAGACCGGCGTCAACCCATACCCGGCCGAATGTTCCGGGATTGTCGCGGCATGCGTTGCCGCTTATGCCCAGACCGTCGCCATGTGCCCCGGCACGCATTGGCGAACGACGCCGGACAACGGGCGCGACCGCGTCACCAACAGCGCGCTTTCGCGCATCCTCAAACAGCCGAATAGCTATCAGAGCACCAGCGACTTTTTCCTGAACCTGACGACCTCGCTTTACAACGAGGGTAACGCCTATGCCCTCGCGCTGCGCAACAGCCGGTATGAGGTCAGCGAGCTTCATCTGTTCAATCCGCGCTTCTCGCGGCCGAGCGTCGCCGCCGATGGCTCGATCTTTTTCGGCCTCGGCGGCAATCCGATGATCGAGCAGCGCCTATCGCGCGAATTGCTGACGATGGTCCCGGCGCGGGACGTGCTGCACATCAAATTGAATGTTCAGCCAGGTTATCCGCTGATCGGTGAACCGCCGCTGACCTCGGCATTGCTCGATGTTGCGGCAAGCAACTCCATGGTCAAACAAGCGCTTGCTTTTGCCAACAATCAGGGACGGCCGAGCGGCATCATCCATACCGATCAGGAAATCACCGAGGCGCAGGCCAAGGAACTGCGCGCGGAGTGGGACGCCAACACCAAAGGGCAAAATGCCGGCGGGACGCCCATCATGGGATGGGGCTTGCAATGGCAACAGGTCTCGGGCACGTCGCGCGACGCTCAGCTTGCCGAACTGTTGCAGATATCGGATCAGCGCATCGCGACCGCCTTCCGCGTTCCGCTGGCGCTGCTCAGCCTGATCACCGGGCAGATGCCGCAGGCGAGCACCCAGGATCTGATCAACTTCTGGCTGGCGAGTGGGCTTGGCTTCTGCTTGAACCATGTTGAGGACGCCATCGGCCGGTTTTTCGGTCTTACCGGCTTCCCCGACGAATACCTCGAACTTGACACCCGCGCGCTTGAGCGCATGCAGCTGAAGGACAGGCTTGAGGCGCTCGCGAGAGGTGTCCAGGGAGGCATCTACGCGCCAAACGAAGCGCGCGCGATGGAAGACCTGCCGGCCGCCAAGGATGGCGACGAACCGCGCGTGCAGCAACAGGTCGTCCCGCTGTCGTTTGGCGCCGAGCCGCCAAAGCCGCCGCCGGCTGCGGTAACACCGACGCCACCAATAGCACCACCCAACAAGGAAGCCTGCATTAAAGCCCTTGATAAGGTCGCTAACCGGCTTGAGCGCATGGCGGCATAAGGGGAGAAAAATCGTGAACCTGCCCGAGCCCCTTAAAGGTTTAGGTCTGCGTCGCGATGGCATGGTGGCGCTCGTCAATAGCCGTGATGTCGGCGAAAAATTTGAAAAGGATCATAAAAACGTTCTCCGCGACATTCGCGCAATATTGGCAACCGGCTCAGATCTGAGCCGGTTAAATTGGTTCAGAGACGCTACGTATGTTGATGACAAGGGGGAGTTACGACCCTCATTCGACCTCACTCGCGATGGATTTACATTGCTCGTCCAGGGTTGGACCGGACCAAAAGCGCTAGAATTTAAGATTCGTTATATTGAAGCCTTTAATGCAATGGAGGAATTCCTTCGGTCACATTCCGGCAATGGCTTAACACAAACCGAATTTCTGCAAGCAATACGCGAGATTGTTGGCCCTTTAGCCATCCGCTTCGACAATCAAGACGCAGCAATTATCCGCGTGGAAGACAAGGTAGATCGCGTCGAGGCAAAAGTTGAAACGATTGAACGACATATTGCAATTCGCCGTCGTGCTAAGCCAAAGCCCGCCGATGTTGCTCTGATTGTATATGCCGTGTGGAAATTATACGGTGGAAAATGCCCGGTCACTGGCAAGGATATTATTGCGTTGGACGGAACACGAATAAAGGACAAATCGGAAGTCGACCATTTTTATAGTGTAGACGATGCAAGATTGGAAAATCTCTGGTTAGTTTGGTGGGAACTGAATCAGGGGCTCAAAAACGGAATTATTGCTCGCCATACTGTGGAAGTTCACTTTAAAGGCTTCCAAGAAAAGCTGTCAAGGTTACGTGGCTGCGCACAAATCATCACGTTTCCCAAAGCGCCGCCGCAGGGCTCGTTATTTTAATGAACGACACAGAAGCTGATACTTGGGCCGAAGCGCTCGGCGAAGTCTTGGCGCGAGAGAGACGCGAGTGGCGCCGCGCCCGGGACATGGCATTGAACGAGATACGCGCCGAGATCTCGACCTTTAAGCTCTCCGTGCATGAGTTCGTCACAGAACGCCTGGGAGCGCTCAGGGACGGCGAAACGGGCCCGGCGGGTGCAGACGGCCCGGAAGGCGTTCAGGGGCCTCCAGGGCCTCCAGGCGCGGCCGGAGAGGCACCGGATGACATAGCGCTGCTCGTTGGCCGCGGGATCGCGATGCTCGCGGAAGCAGCCCCGGCGATTGCTGCCGCGCCAGGGGTTGCGCCGGTCATCAATGTGACGATCCCGCCGGCGGCTCGCAGCGTGGAACGCATGCGCGTGACAAAGCACGACGATAAGGGCCGGATTCTCGAAATCGAGCGGGACGTCGCTTAGTGGCAAGCCTCATCTACGACTCGATGGTTGACGGCATGGCCGCGGGCAACATCGCCTTCGCCGCCGACAGCTTCGCGGTGATGCTGGTCAGCGGCTATGTCCCGGACAAGGGCGCTCATAGCCACCGCAGCGACGTCACCGGAGAAGTCACCGGCGGCGGCTACACCGCGGGCGGCGCTTCTGTCGTCGTTAACGTCAACGATGCCGCGGTCGATCGCGCCGACATCGTCCTCGGCTCGGCGACCTGGCCGACCTCGACGATCACCGCGACCGGCGGGGTTTACTACGAGACGGCAACCGGCGTGCTTGTCGCGTTTATCGATTTTGGCGGCTCGATCAGCTCGCTCAACGGTGCGTTCACGCTGCAAGCGTCGACCATCGAGATCCACAACCCGACATGAACGTGCTCGCGGACCTCTGCCGGGTCTATACGCCGACAACCGGGACCGGCACGCTCGCGGTTGGAGCACCGATTACCGGTTATCTCGACTTTGACCATGCTGGTGTCGCGGACGGCGCGGTCGTCTCTTATGGGATTGCCGATGTCGGGCAGAGTGAAACCGGAGCCGGAACTTACAACGCTGCAGCGAAGACGCTAACCCGCTCTGTCTATCGCAGCACCGGCACGGGCAATAACACCCCAATCGCGCTGAGCGGTTCGGCGCAAGTGTTCATCACCGCCCTTTCGACTGATTTTCCCGGTCCGCCGGGGCCAATAGGTCCGCAGGGGCCGGCGGGCGCAACCGGGGCCACAGGGCCGGCGGGACCGACAGGTGCCACGGGCGCCACGGGTGCGGCGTCCACGGTGCCAGGGCCGCCAGGCGCGACCGGCGCCACCGGGCCGCAGGGACCACAAGGCATCCCCGGCACCGGCGGCGGCACGATCACTGGCGTTACTGCCGGGACCGGCCTCAGCGGCGGTGGCACGACCGGGACGGTCACGCTCAACATCGCTCCGGCCGGCGTGACCAACGCGCTCCTGGCGACGATGCCGACGCTGACGCTCAAGGGCAACAACACGGGAGGAACAGCGGCTCCGCTCGATTTGACCGTGGCGCAGACCATGACGATGCTGGGCGCGGCACCGCTGGCCACGCCGAATTTTACCGGCACGGTGACCCTGCCCGGTAACGCCGCGTCGGCCTTGCAGGCGGTGCCGCTCCAGCAACTCAATAGTGTCGTTGGCGGCTACTTACCGCTCACCGGCGGCACGCTGAGCGGAGCGCTGACGGTCAACAGTACGATCGCGACGACCGGCAATATCACGATCGGCAGCTCCTATCTCTACCTCGCGAACGGCACCGGCACGGTCAACGCCGCTGGCGGCCCATTTATCTACGCCGACACGTCCAACATGGCGCTTCATCTTGGCAGCGGTAACGTCAGCTGGCTGTTTCAGGGCAGCGGCGGCTCCAATATGGCTGTCCTGTCCTCCGGCGGCGTCCTGCAAATCAACAACAACGGCTCCTCGGCCAATATTCTCGTTGCCAATCAACTCTCGGCAGCGGATGCGCAACTCCTGCTCCAGCATCCCTCGCG